ACTCTTTCCAATAGAGCGCATTTTTTGAAAGGAGGGGATATGGCAAAAAGAAAGACTGAACGCCAGTGGCGGAATGACATTATTGGCAAAATGAAAGCTGTGGGAACTTATCACGAATCATACGATCATGCGATCAATGTTCTTGCGAGAACCCTCCTGGAATATGATGTCGCATCCGAAGAACTCGAGGCGTCGGGTATGGAGTTGACGATTGAATACACGAATAAAGGCGGCGCGACAAATTTTGTGAAAAACCCCGCTTATCAGGTAGTTGAAAAAATGAGAGACGACATCATCACTTATAGCCGGGAGCTTGGGCTTACTCCGGCCGGCTTAAAAAGAATCAATGAGCAAGGCATGAAACCGCAAAAAATATCTAAATTTGAGGAGTTGCTAAGTGGCGCGACTCAAGCACGAAAAGGAAGTTGATGCCTACATCTCAGGGGTGATCTCAGGTTTAATTGTTGCGAATGAATATCAAATACTCGGCGTTAAGCGGTTTCTAAAACTAAAAGAAAAATACACATACGATCCGGAAGCGGCGGAGTTTATCATCAAGCTCATTGAGGGAGCGTGCGCGCATTACCAAGGTGAAGACATGGAAGGGAGACCATTAAAAGGTCAACCTTTTTTATTAATGCCTTATCACAAATACATCATCTACGCTACGATGTCGCTTTATCGCAAAAACGGTGTGAGATTGGTGACCGAAGCATTAATCTTTTTGCCTCGTAAAAATATAAAGACGACATTCGGAGCTCTTTTTGCCTGGGCGCTCGGCGTGTATAACAGACAGTCGGGATCTAAAGTGTACATCGTTTCAGCGGCGATGAAACAGTCTCTTGAGAGTTTTGATTTTATAAAATACAACATCGAGGAAATGGGCGAAGCGCAGTATTGTCGGATTATTGACAACAACCAGGAGCACTCCATCACGCGAGGATTTAGCGACGGATCTTTATTTATCCAAGCATTGGCGGCGTCGGTTGATCGTCAAGACTCGCTCAACTGCAACATTGCAATCGCGGATGAAATGCACACATACAAGACCCCTGTTCAGTATGAGATTATTCGTGAAGCTCAAAAAGCGTACAGAAACAAACTGATGATCGGAATCAGCTCGGCAGGATTTTTGCCGAATGGTTACCTTGCAAAACGCGTGAAATATGCAAAGAAGATTCTTGACGGCCAACTTGAAGAAGATAGTCTCTTTATTTTCCTTTGTGAAGCGGACAGTCCTGATGACTACACGAACCCGATCGAACATCAAAAAGCCAATCCGGGCTACAACATCAGCGTGAGCGGGCAAGAGCTTTTGGAAGACGCAATCAAGGCGCAGAATGACCCACAGCTTAGACTGACGTTTTTGGCGAAATCCCTAAACGTATTTACAGGGCTTGAAAAGGCATATTTTGACATAGATGAATTCCAAAACTCCAACGATGAAGCGGAAAAGAAGCTCGGCATTCGTCCTGAGTGGACGCTTGAGGAAAAGCTCCGCCATCTTCTGAAACTGCCGATCGTCTGGTACGGAGGCGCTGATTTATCGAAAGTCCACGACCTCACGGCCGCGGCCCTATACGGAGAATACAACGGAATCTCCATCGTGATCACACATGCGTGGTTTCCAATCCTTGAAGCTCCAAAAAAAGCGAAGGATGACGGGATCCCGCTTTTCGGATGGCTTGAAGACGGCTGGCTCACGATGTCGAACGGAAAGATTGTCAACCACTCGGAGATCATCCAGTGGTTTATCGACATGCGGGCGATGGGTTTTAACATTAAGCAGATCGGCTTTGACAGGAAATTTGGGAAAGAATTTTACCTTGGACTAAAAGCGAAAGCTTTTAATGTGATCGATGAGCCGCAGACATACTGGCATAAATCGCAAGGTTTTCGAAAGCTCGAAAAACAAGCAAAAACAGAAAACTTATACTATCTCGGCTCGGAAGCTTATGAGTACTGTGTCGCGAACGTCAAGGCCGTAGAAAAAACGGACGACATGATCCAGTACGAAAAAGCGGAGCCGAATTACAGAATCGACCTATGGGACGCGTCGGTCTTTGCGGCGTGTAGGAGCATTGAAGATATGGAAGATAAACAGAAGCTTGACAGCTGGCTTGGAGGCGGGCAATGACTTGGAAAAAAAGAATAAAAGACTGGCTCTTGGCCGGAACGGAGACCAGGTCAGACCCGGATCAATACAGCGTTCTTTTTGGCGAATTTCTAAAATCTGACGGAAATGTGGTGGTCGGATATACGAGACTCAGCGACAATCCGGAAGTCCAGACCTGTGTGGGCGTCATTGCGGATTTTGTCTCCGACATGACGATCCACCTCATGGCGAACACAAAGAAGGGCGATGTCCGGATCATAAACGAACTCTCAAGGAAGATCGACATAAACCCTTGCGGGAATATGACGCGAAAGCATTTTATCAGCTGGATTGTAAAAACCATGCTCATTGAAGGTAATGCGATTGTCTATCCGGAATATACACGAGAGGGACTCATCAAAGATTTACGCCCTGTCTCTCGGCGCGGTGTGAGATTTGAAAAAAACGGAAAATCTTATGTCATTATTCGCGGCGACAAAAAATATGATCCTGATGAGGTCTTGCATTTTGTCTTTAATCCCGACATTGACAATCCATGGAAAGGGCGCGGGTTTACAGTCGAACTGAGAGACGTGATCCAGACGCTCGCACAAAGCTCCGCCACGAAAAGGGAGTTTTTAACGAATCAATTCAGGCCGTCAATCATTGTCGGCGTGCAAGCGCTGGCAGGAGAACTCACATCCGAGGAGGGAAGAATCGAGATCGGAAAGAAATTCGGTCTCGAAACTCAAGACGGAAAGCCTTGGATTGTGCCGGCTGGCGTGATGGACGTTCATCAAGTGAAACCGCTTACGCTGACTGATCTTGCCATTAACGACAATGTCGTTTTGGATAAAAAAACTGTGGCCGGACTCTTCGGAGTACCGGCTTATTACTTGGGTGTCGGAGAGTTTAACGAGAAAGAGCACAACTCGTTTATCCGGACCCGTGTCATGTCGGTTGCGATGATTATTCAGCAGACTCTCACCAAGGGACTCCTCCTGAGTCCGGAGTTATATTTTCGATTTAATCCTCGCTCGCTTTACTCATACAGCTTGGGGGAGCTCGCCACCGTAGGTGGGAATCTTTCAAGTCGTGGAATTATGTCAGGAAATGAGGTTCGCGATTGGATAGGCCTCTCACCGAGGGACGGCCTTGATGAGCTCACGATTCTCGAAAACTTTATCAAGCTGGAGGACATCGGCAAGCAGCTGAAGCTCCTGCAGGAGGGCGAATGAAAAAAAGAACAGCATATATAAATACAGAGTTCCAAGTGCGCGAAGAAGGCTCTCAAAGATTTATTGAGGGCTATTTTATTGTCTTTAACCAACCGACAGAACTCTGGAAAGGGTTTTATGAGGAAATCAGCCCTGGGGCTGTACACGATCTCTCAGATGTGCGCGCGCTCTATAACCATAATCACGACATTGTGCTTGGCTCAACATTGAACGGAACATTGCGACTCGCGAAAGACGACTATGGCGTCAAAGGGGTGATTGAGGTCAATGAAAAAGATTCCGATGCTGTCAACGCGTATGAACGAATCAAAAGAGGAGACATTAAAGGGTGCTCTTTCGGATTTGAGCTTGTCAGCGAAGAATACACACATCTGGATGATGGCAGCGTTAAGGCCACCGTAAAAGACATCAATCTCTTTGAGGTGAGCCCTTGCGTGTTCCCGGCTTATCCTCAGACAGCCATCAGCGCGCGGAAAAAAGACTACGAGGAAGAGCAGACGAGAAGCCGAAAGGCAAGGGCGTCTGCGTTACTTGAAAAAATTACGGAGGTAAAAAATGGCGCTTAGACAGTCATTTATTGCTCTTAGGATTAAGAATCTGACGAAAGAGCGTGAAGAGAAGCAGCCTAAACTTGACGAGATCAATAAAGAACTCGAGGCAATCGAGGCAGACGTCCGAGCGGAGGTCGAAGAACCCACTCTCACAGAAGAAGACATCGCACAGATGGAAGCTCGTGTCGAAGAGCTCGAAAAAGAAAAATCCGAGCTCGAAGAAGCGATTCGAAAAATTGATGAGCAAATCAAAGAGCAGCAGGACGAGATTGAAGAAATTAACGAAAAGTACGAGGATTCCGAAAGGTCGGAACCTGAAAAAAATATCGAAAACAGAGAGGTATTTCCTATGAGCAAAAGACAAGAAAGACTTGCGTATTTAGACAAAGAGAACGTCCGTGAGTTTTACGGCGCACTCCGCGACATCATCACAGGCACCCGCGCCGTGACGAACGCGGACTACACGATTCCCGAAGAGGTCATTCTTTCCATGCTGCCGATGGTAGCCGAAAGATCTACCTTTTACAACGAAGTCACTGTTGTCCGCCTGAATGGAAAAGGGCGTGCGATCATCGAAGGCACAAACCCTGAAGCCGTGTGGACGGAGATGACTGCATCCGTCAATGAGCTTACCCTTGCATTTAGCAAGGTCGAACTTGACGGCTACAAAGTCGGCGGATTCGTTCCGATCGGAAATGCCGTCCTCGAAGATAGCCTGTTAAATCTTGCGGACTACGTAGAAGACAAACTCGCCACGGCGATTGCCAAGGCTTTGGATAAAGCGATCGTTGCGGGCACAGGCTCCACAGGTAAGCAACCAACAGGCATCACGAACGGCAAGCAAGCTGTTGCTCTTGCCAATACAAAGATTGAAACCATCCTCAAGACGATGGGAGACCTCCGCGCCGACAACCTCGGCACGGTGAAACTCGCGATGCGTCGATCCGACTACTTCAATTACATTTTCGGGCAACTTATTCCTGATCAGGGCTTTGTCGCTCTGCCGAATGTACATCAACCGAATCTCGGCGGGATCCCTGTCATCTTTACGGATTATGTCAAGGCGGGAACATTTATCATCGGCGACTTTAAGAAATATCTGCTTGGTGAGCGCGCCGACAACACCTTCGCTGTTTCGTCTGATGTGAAATTCATCGAAGACCAGACCGTCTTTAAGATGACAGCTCGTTACGACGGAAAAGTCGCGGACGCTAACTACTTTGGCTACTACGGATTCGGATTTACACCTGCCGGAGAAATCACCGTGACGCTTGCCGCTGGATCGGCATCAGGGACAACGAAGGCCGCCATCACTGAAGACCTCGGTTCCGGCAACTCGTATGTCATTAAAAAGAACGCCACCGTTCCCGCAAAAGACACGGTTCTTACTTCCGGAACGGGCGGATGGACGGCGTACACCGAGGGCGCAGATATTCACGCGGTCGCGGGTGAGACGTTGTGCGTAGTGGAGATCACTTCAGCCGGCAAGACTGTCAACGGCGCGGTTGCTGAGATTAAAGCGGCCAACATCAAGGCTTAATCATGGACAAAAAGAAAAAAACCGTTCGAGTCTTGAATGTGATTAGAGACTTCAAGGACCGCAACGGAGTCTTTTACAAAGTCGGCGATGTTTACAAGGAAATCAGCTCCGAGAGGACTGCTGCTCTTATGACGGCGGAAGTCTCGGAGCTGAATCGAGTCGGAGACATATTCTTAAAAGAGGGGGAGTAGGATCCCTCCATGGGGGTGACTATGACCAAAGAAGAATTAAGAGATCAACTTAAACTCAATCTCGGTATCTCGACAAACAGGCAAGACAGTCGGCTGCTCAATTTAATTGAATCGCTGATCCTTGAGTTAAACAACGCACAAGGAATCACGATTGATTTAGAGCGGCTCGACCACGCCATGTTTATACTCGATTACGCATCTTATCGCTACTCGTCTATGACGGAAGACATGCCGATGCACCTTCGGTTTCGACTGCACAATCTCTACTTAAGTGAGGCGCGTCATGTGGAATCATGATCTGGTCCTTTTGGGCGAAAAAAAGATCACTGGCTACGACAAAGACGGCAACGCGATCTTTACTCGTGACGAGACGGAGATTTTGTGTTCTGAAATATCGCTGACTCGCTCGGAGTTTTATCAAGCATCTCAAGCGGGGCTGAAGCCAAGATTTACGGTGCTCGTAAATCCTTTCGAGTACAGCGGCGAAAAACTTTGCATTTACAAAGGGGAGACTCTTTCCATCGCGCGAACCTACGGGTCCGTGATGGTGAACGGGGTCTCTCTTTTAGAGTTGCAGCTCGTAGAAAGGATCGGCAATGGCTAGGTCACAGCTGACAATCGAGATAGGCGGGCTCTCAGAAGCAATTCGGCAGATCACAAAAGAATATGGTGACGAAGCGAGAAAAGCGCTGGAAGAATCGGCGGAAGTGGCGGCGAAAAAGACTGTCGAAACTTTGAAATCGACGTCTCCAAAACGCACAGGAGCTTATTCCAAAAGCTGGCGCATTAAGCGCGAGCTTACGAAATCAGGTTCTCCGAAACTAACGGTGTACAACCATAAGCACGGGAATCTGACTCATCTTTTGGAGTTCGGCCACGCCACACGAAACGGCGGAAGGACCCGAGCTTTTCCGCACATTAAACCCGCAGAGCAAGAAGCCATCAAGCTGTACGAAGAAGAATTGAGGAAAAAGCTATGAGAGACATTTTAGCCACAACAGGGCTTCCCGTGTTCCGTGGGTTGGTCGCCGTTCCGACGGATCCGCCTTATCTCATTTATGTTGACGAGGCTCCGACGCAGACGGCTGCGGATAACCGAGTGCTTTTTTCTCAGAGACACGTGCGGATTGAGTATTACTGGACTGAAAAATCGAGCGATACCGAGGCGTTAATAGAGTCCGCTTTATCGGACTTTTACTGGACAAAATCAGAAGACATCTACATTGAAACAGAAAACATGTGGGTGACTTATTACTACATTTAAGGAGTGAAAATGGCAAACACAAACAAAGTAGAATTCGGGCTTTCGAATGTGCATGTCGGCACATACACCGTTGACTCCACTTCAGGAGCAGGGGTGCTCGGGGCGGGGAAAGAGATAAAAGGCGCTGTTAGTTTGTTCGCTGAACCTGAAACAAATGAGAAGACTTTCTACGCAGACAACGTAGCATATTATAGCGCGTTTAGCGAATCAGGGGAAAAGGGTGAGCTTGTAATGGCGTTGTTCCCAGACTCGTTCAAAGTGGACTTCCTTGGCTACAAAGAACTTGCAGACGGCGGAATTGCGCGAGCCAAAGGGGCCAAGGCAACTCCATTCTGGATAGCTTTCCAAGGCGAAGGAGACACGACTGCTCGACGACGCGTTTTGTTAAACGTAATCGCTGGCCAGATTAAGAGAGAGCATAGGACGATCGGTGAGAATAAAGAAGTTGAGGTTGAAACTCTCCCGATCTCGGTGATCGGAGACAACAAATCCGGTTTCGTCAGTATCTCATACAGCTATGGCGACACAGGCTATTCCAAGGCGCTCACTGCCCCGACAATCCCGGCTCTTGCGACGAGTCCATGATTAAAACATTACAGATCGATGGAAGGGACATCCGCTTTAAGGCGACGATGTCCCTTACTTATCGATTCCAGAGTCAATTCGGAAAAGACATCTTAAAGATCATCTGGCCAATTCTGCGCGCGGCGCTCTCCGTCGGGGCGGAGAAAGAGTTGAGCGAAGAGGTCGTTTTAGAAGCACTGGAAGAAATTGAGGCCACCGACATTTTGAACATCATATGGACGATGGCCAAGTCGGCCGATCCTTCGATCCCTGAGCCTGTTGAGTGGTATGACGAGTTTGAGCATTTTCCGCTTGATGAAGTGGCAATGCCGCTTTTTGAGCTTTTAATTAACTCCATGCAATCGAGCGAAAAGCTCAAAAAAAAAGCAGCTCAGGAAATGAAGAAGCTGGAGAAGAAGTAACGACAAACATGCTTATCACCGCCGCGAAGATCCGCGGCATGACTTTACAGGAAATGGATGAATTAACAATCGGCCAAGGGGTCGATTTTATTATCCAATACAACAACATCATGCTCCCGGCCGAAGAAGAAAAGACAAGAAAAGCCACTCAGGCGGACTGGGATAACTTTTAAGGAGGTGGCGCATGGCGGGCGATATAAAAGGTATCACGATTGTCCTGGACGGCGACGCCACAAAACTAACAAAAGCATTACAGGATGTAAACAAAAAAGGGAATGACCTTTATCGTCAGCTGAGAGAAGTTGACAGAGCTCTTAAATTTAATCCCGGCAACTCCGAGCTGATTGCTCAAAAACAGCGAATCCTTGGCGAGACCGTCGAGAACACGAAAAAGAAGATCGACCAACTGAAAGACGCTCACAAGCAGGCATCCGCTCAGCTTGAGCGCGGTGAGCTCGGAAAAGATGAATTCGACGCGCTGACTCGGGAAATCATCAAGGCTGAAGATCAGTTAAAAAGCTACGAAAGACAGTTAAGGTACGCAAAAAGCGCAAGCCAAGAATTCGGGGCTATTCTTGACAAAGTCAGCAAGAAGGCGACCGACGTCGGCAAGAACCTATCAACTAAGGTAACGGCGCCGATCGTCGCTGTCGGGGCTCTTGCGACAAAAGCGGCAAGCGATTACGAGAGTGCTTTTGCGGGTGTCAGAAAAACAACCGACGCAACGGAAGAAGAGTTTGCGATGCTCTCAGAAGGCATCCGAGAGATGTCAAAAGAGTTGCCCGCGTCCGCGGCAAACATCGCAGAAGTCATGGAGGCCGCGGGGCAGCTAGGAATTGAAGTCCCTAACCTGCTTGACTTTACAAGAGTCATGATTGACCTGGGCGAATCAACGAATATGTCGGCCGATGAAGCGGCCACAGCTCTGGCAAGGCTTGCCAATATCACAGGCATGAGTCAGGGCGATTTTGGAAAACTCGGATCGGTCATCGTTGATCTCGGCAACAATTTCGCGACAACGGAAAAAGAGATTGTCGCCATGGGCCTTAATCTGGCGGGTGCAGGCGCACAGGTGGGCATGACGGAAGCTGAGGTCATGTCTTTTGCTGCCGCTCTATCATCTGTTGGAATCGAAGCACAAGCAGGCGGAACGGCTTTCTCAAAAGTCATGGTCCAGATGCAACTCGCCACCGAAAGAGGCGGAAAAGAACTTGAGAATTTTGCGAAAGTTGCAGGCATGTCCGCTGAAGAGTTCAGCGTCGCTTTCAAAAAAGACGCTGCGGGCGCGATTACAGAATTTATAAAAGGCCTTTCTAAGTCCGAAGAAAAAGGGCTGTCAGCGATTGCTGTACTTGATGAGATGGGAATCTCTGAGGTGCGACTTCGCGACGCTCTACTCCGTGCATCAGGAGCAAGCGAAGTCTTTACTGAAGCGGTTCAGGTTGGAACAAATGCGTGGAGTGAAAATACAGCTTTAACAAACGAAGCGGCTCAAAGATACGCGACATTTGAGTCTCAAATGGCGATATTAAAGAATCAGCTCACAGACCTAGCTATTACTTTTGGCGAGCATTTAATGCCTTATATCCAGAGTTTTGCGGAATGGCTGGGCAATCTTGCTGAGCGATTTAGCGCGCTTGACGAAGGCACGCAAAAAACAATTCTCGTAGTTGCGGGACTGGCGGCAGCGATAGGGCCGCTGCTAATAATCCTTGGCACGCTTGCGGGTTCAATAAGTAAAATTATGGGCTTATTTGCGGCGTTCAGCGGCCCCGCCGGAATTATCATCATGGCCATTGCCGCGGTCATCGCTGCGGGCGTGCTTTTGTGGCAAAACTGGGACACGATCAAAGAGAAGATGCAGGAGCTGAAAGAATTCCTGCTCCAAACCTGGGAGAATATTAAAAACTTCATCAGCAGCACGTTTGACGCGATCAAGACGGCGGTGATAAATAAATGGACTGAGATCAAAAATGCCGTTGTTACCAAAGCGCAAGAGATTTTTTCGAGCATCAGAGAAAAATTTAACGCCATCAAAGAAAGCGTCTCTACAATCGTTGATGGAGTAAAGGCAAAAATATCGGGCGTCTGGGAATCTATCAGGACCACGACTCGGAGTGTGTGGGACGGGATCAAGAATGCGATCACGGGCCCTATTGAGTCGGCGAGAGACAGGATTAAAGCGGTCATTGACGCTATTAAAGGCTTCTTTAACTTCAAAATCACTTGGCCCAAAATCCCGATGCCGCACTTTTCAATAAGCCCTTCAGGGTGGAAGATAGGCGATCTCTTAAAAGGGTCTATTCCGCGACTGGGAATCTCTTGGTATGACCAAGGTGGAATCTTTAAGAGCCCCGCTGTCATCGGCGTAGGAGAAAAGAGACCTGAGTTTGTCGGAGCGCTTGACGATTTACGACATCTTATCGGCTCAGAGCTCGATAAAAGGCAAAGTCCCGGAATTGTCATCCAAAACATGACGGTGCGCAAAGAAAGCGATATTTACGAAATTGCGCGCGAACTGCACAAACTACAAACGAGGGAGGCGAGGGCATGACGACGTTTAACGGAGTAAATCTTGATGAGCTCGTAAAAGTCGAAGATATCCGCGTCGATGTCCTGCCGCCTGTCTCGATTGACACCGCGGAAGGTACATCGCGATCGTGGTTTCGCAGAAAAACATTTGAAATGCGCGCGATAGAGATTGACATGCGAATCATTGACACCTCTCACGAGGCGGTTGTTGGCAAGGCAAAGCTTTTAGCTGCTGCGCTAAATGTTGATGAACCGAAAGAGCTCATCACAAGAAGGCGGCCTGATGAATACATCCTGGCCATTCCGCAAGGGAGCACGGGCATTGATCAGCTTCTCCACACAGGAGGGGTGACGGTCACTTTTATATCTGACGAGGGTGTATATTACTCGACGACGTTTTACGAAAATTTATCGAGCGGCACAAACAACGGGACGCTTCCCGCGAAGCCCGTTCTTAAATTTACCGCGACAGGCTCGACGCGTACAATCTCAAACGGAACTCAGAGTCTTTACTTTGAAGGGTTAACCTCGGGCGATGTCGTCATCATCGACACATCTACAGGAGTTGTGACAGTCAACGGAGCGTCGGGGAATGTTTATGAGACGCTCGAATCTCGCTCTGATCTTTTCGAGCTGCCTGTCGGCGCGTGGAGTCTGACCGGGGCGACTGCGACATTTAGAGAGAGGAGCTTATGATATTTTTAGACAGCTTAGAAAACCGAATCGCTCCTCTCACTGTCCTTGACTGGCAAGCATCGCATGAAATTAATAAAGCATCTCAGTTGAAATTAACCGCCACTAAAGGACTGCCTAAAAGCGGCAGAATCATCTTTGGCGGCAAAGAATATATCGCAGCCGGCGTGGAGGAAGCTAAGAGCAAAAGCGAAGAGGTGGAAATATTCGCGGAAGAATCCATTGCGGAGCTTGCTGGAAAACTAATCAGCGACAGCCGACCGAATACACTTTTAGCGGCGCTGACAGCCATCACGTCAGGCACACGCTGGCAGATCGGGGAGTTCCCGGAAACAACAGGTAGGAGCCTGTCTTTTTTTCGCATTTCCGCACTCGAAGCGCTAAAGAAAACTCTCGAAGCCTACGGGCTCGAGATGGAAACGGAATACATTTTTTCAGGGCGAACCATCACTCGCAAACTACATTTAAGAACGCGTATCGGAGAGTCCAGGGGGCGAAGGACGACCATCAACACAGACGCAACGGAAATCAAGAGAATCTTTCAGGACGACCAGGCCATCACTCGACTATACGGATATGGAAAAGGCGAAGAGTTAGAGTCGGGCGCTTATGGCAGACGAATTAATGTCGCGTCGGTCAATGAAGGGCTTGAATACATAGAAGACGACGACGCGCGAATCGCTTATGGAATTGGCAAAAATCGCCTGCATTACGAGGGGGTCTTAATCTACGAGGACATAGAGGATCCGCAAGAGCTGCTCGACGCGATGACCGCTGATTTTCAAATTTTGAAAACGCCAAAAATCACATATGAGGGAAAGATTGTCGATTTAGGGATTTATGACGACAAACTCGGCGATGACATCACTATCCTTGATGAGACACTCGGAATCTCTATAAAAGGGCGGATCTTAAAGCTTGTAGAGACGCCAAAAGAAAAAAAAGCGACAATCGGCAATCTCTTGCCGGGAGTTGGGAGCGAGATTGCCAGAATCAAGAATCTTGAACAGAGAATCCAAGACTACGATATTTTAAGAAATGCCTTAATCAATGTGGATTCGAGGGACTATCTTCAAGGTGTGATGGATCGAATTAACACAGAGCTCAACGCGACGGGCGGATACGCATCACTCATTCCGGGCAGAGGAATCATCATTCCCAATGCAGCTACAGAAGCTGAGGCGACGCAGATCATCGAGCTTGGCGGTGGGTTTTTGCGCATTGCGAATAGCAAAGACCAATACGGGAATTGGGTGTTCCGTACCATCGCAGACGGGCGCGGAGTCATCGCGACTGAAATTATCGCTGGCATCCTAACGGGCGGAAACGTCAGCTTTAATCTGGAGGCGGGCACTTTTTTAATCGGAGATCCTGACGATCCGAACCTCTATTGGGACGGAGCGAATCTTTTAATCGACGGGCAGAATATCGAGTTCCGCGCAAACGAAAGCTTAACGCAAGTAATATCAAGCGAAATCTCGACAAGTCCCGTGATCGAAGAGATGTCGGGCGAATTGAAAGAATACACCGACACCGAAGCATCTATTTTGCGGAGCGAAATAACGGCCACAGCGACCTCATGGGAGATCAGCCTCACGGAGATTCGAGAGCAACAGGACTTGACCGACGGGGACATACAAGAACTGATGACCTATCTCCGTTACTCGGGAGGAGTGCTTGAACTTGGCGAGTCGGGGAGTCCGATGACGCTACAACTCACAAATGAACAGATGCAATTCTTAGAGAGCGGTGCGGTCGTCATGTACATCAACGGGCGAAAAGTTTACGTTGACTCTTTAGAGGTTTTATCAAGCATCATCATCGGCGCTCATTTAATTGAAAAATATCAGATCGACGGCGTCGATGACACGATCGTGAGGAAGGTATGATTTACACAAAAACGACGAACGGATCCGCTTATTTAGCGATAAGATTAACGCTTGATGAGCTTCCGCTGACCGACGCGGATATTCAGAATAATCAATCAAGAGTTCAGTGGAAATTCGAACTTTACGAGACATCAGATTACGGCTCATGGTACGCGTACAATGACCTGTACGCACATTTAGACCTCAACGGACAAAGAATCGGGCGATGGCTTGTCAAATGGGACTTTAGTCCGCAGGGCGCGAACAGCAAGACCATTGCACAAGGCACCTTTACCTGTCCGCATAACTCCGACGGCTCCAAGAGCATGGCCTACAATGCCGCGTTTAACTCTCCGCTGGTCTCAACGACGATGGGAACAGCGACGATCGCAGGATCGCAAGTCCTCACGACAATTCCGCGCGCGACAACTCCAACGCTCAGCGATGAGAGTGTGGACATGGGGCAGTCTGTGACGATCAGCACTCCGCGCGCGTCGGACTCTTTTACGCATAAACTTAAATACGCGTTCGAAGGCGCATCTGGAACAATCGCCGAAAACGTCGCCACATCTCACGAGTGGACGCCTCCCGTCTCTTTGGCATCGCGGATCCCGAGCAAGGCCTCAAGCGCGTGTGTGATTACTTGCGAGACGTATAACGGGGACGTCTTAATCGGCACAAAAACCGTGCAACTCACGCTAAATGTCCCTGCATCTGTGGTGCCAACAGCGTCACATGTCATCTCTGAGGGCGTGGCGGACGTCGCGTCAAAGGTCGGCGCGTATGTACAGAGCAAAACCCGACTAAAGGTCGTCACGACGGCGCAGGGTGTATACGGATCAACGATCAGCACGATTGTAACGAATGTCGAGAACGCCAACTACAGCGGAAATGACATCACGACGGGCATCATCATGGGTTCGGGCAATGTGCTTGTCAAGACGACGGCGACGGACTCACGAGGGCGGTCTGCCGTTGTACAGACGACGGTGTCGATCCTCCCGTACGCTCCTCCAAAAATAGATTCGGCGTCGCTCCAAAGGTGCGCACCTGACGGGACGCTTGACCCTCTCGGCACACACCTTAAATTCGCGCTTAAGGCCTCCGTGTCAAGCTTGATTGTCGGCACGGAAAAGAACAGTCTGAGAAGAAAGCTCAGCACGAAAAAGAGCACGGATTACACGTATACGGAAAAAGTAAACTCGCTCGAGTCGGGGCTTATATACGACTCTTATCAAGTCATCTCAGGATATGAGGCAGAGTACGTCTTTGACGCTCTTATGTACGTGGAGGACATCTTCGGTGTCGCTCTTGCGGTGGGTAAAGTTCCGACAGGAAAAATAACGATGCATTGGGGCGATGACTTTATCGCGGTCGGCGGATTTAGGGAGCACGAGGGAAGCGGGTTCGAAGCGAAAAAACCTGCGTATTTTGATGACGGGCTTTATGTAAAGAAAAGAAAAGTCGCATACTCTACTGACTTTGATATAAGTGGAAATTGTAACGACATCGAAGATGAGTGGCGGTTGGCAAGAGGCTCATTGG